ACGTTAAAACATACCGGACCGGTGGCCGCCGCCGTCGGCGCGTCGTTCAGTGACATGGCCGCCGCAACCGGCCTTGTGGCGAAAGCTGGCATCACGGGATCGCTCGCTGGTACTACTTTAAAAAATACATATCTGGGATTAGCCGCCGCAACTCCACAAGCACAAAAGACGCTGGAAGATCTCGGCGTTCAGGCGGTGGATCCCTTGACAGGAGATCTTCGTGATATGCTCGACGTTCTGGTCGACTTCTCGGCGGCGACGGAGGACATGGGGAACGCGCAACGGCTCGCGGCGATCAATACTGTATTCGGGAAACGTGCCGTTTCCGGCGTCTCCAAAATAATGAGTTTGGGATCCGATGAGATCAAGGAATACCGCGATCAATTGAACGATTCGAAAGACGCCTCGAAGGACATGGCCGTCGAGATCAGGCAGTCTCTCGGGAACAAACTCAAAACCTTGCAATCCTCGTTGATAGAAGTCGGTTTTAAATTTATTGAGGCGTTCGCCGGGGAAGGCCCGGAGGCCCTCGACGAGCTGGTAAAATCGATAAATGAATATGACGTGAAACCCCTGATAAAAGAGGTGGAGAGACTGATCGACGTTGGCAAGACCATGTTCCGCCTGGTTAGAGATAATTGGGATACGGTGAAGACCCTGGCGAAAGCGTTTGTTGCGGTCAAGATCGCGGTTAGTGCGGTGAAGTTCGCACAGTGGGGAATGGGGCTCGCGAGTATGATGAAGCCTCTGGGGGCGGCCATAAATCAGACCGCAGCACTCGGCGGAAATCTAAACAAAATAAACGCCACCACTGGGGGCACAGGGGGGGCGCTATACACCCCCGCCGCTAAGGGGGCCGCTCCGGTAAAGGGCGGCGCGGGCACGGGCGTAGGCAAGGCTGGCGCGGCCATGGGCGCGATCTCGGCCGTCGTCGTGGGATGGACGGTCGGGACGGCAATTTCTACCAAGTTGGAAGATGTAGGGCAGGGAATAGCCAGTCAACAGGCATCTTCTCAAAACATGATAAACAAATTTACCGATCAGCTTAGTGGTTTCGGTGGTAAAAAAATGGGAGTGGATGAAGCCAAGATCGCTATTGACGCAATGGCGAAATCCCTGAACGCCTCCAAGGAAGCCGCTAATAGTTGGACAACACCTTTCACGACAATAGCCGCTGTATTTGTGGGGGCAAAAACCCCGCTTGAAGATTATCTGGAGAAGCAAAAACAGATCGATGCGCTTTATGCGAAAATGTCCGTGCAACTCGGATTGACCGCCGAGGATATAAGACTACTTGGCGAGGCGGCGCTCGCCGGGCGTAGCGTCGCAAACGTCAATGTGAATGTCGAGGGTTCGGGGGCTGGTGCAGTCACCACAACCACGAGTACCAGCGGGCCGGCCGCGCCGAAGGTTGATGTCAAGAAATCAGGACAGGCGGCATAATGCCAGACGACACAACACAACTCCAGGAAGGCGCGATCAATTGGCGCGATCGTCTCGCGAGGGAAATCCTTTTGACCAGCCCGTCGGGAATTCAGTTCACGGCGAAATGGAAGGGCGATCCCCGCAAGAAAGAAAAGAAGCTCGGGATCTTTGAGTTCCCGCTGGTAAACGGAAACATCGTTCAGGATCTCGATATGCAGTCGAGTTACTACACTATCACGATCCATTTTGACGGTCCGAACAATGACATAAACGCATCTGCATTTTATGAGGCTTGCAACGATCTCGGACTCTGGCAAGTTTGGCATCCTGTTCACGGATATTTAGAACTGCAACTTATCCGGGTGGAGGAAGATACCAGCCCGGTAGAGTCCGGCGGCATCACTACCGTATCGACCGAATGGATCGAACCGATCGACGAGATATTTCTTGAAACCGGGCGTCAACTTGGCGGCCATGTGGATGACCTCATGGCGGAATATGCCGGTGCGTCGATCATGCAATACGAAGATAACGTTTGGTTGGATACGTTCGGCGAGGAAACCGCGTGTAGCTCGACCGCCTCCAAGATCGCGGCGGAAACGGCGATCATCCTCGGAGATGTTGCCAGCGAAAACGACGAGGTGTTTCAATCCTGGCAGAGTTCCCAGGCCGGGCTTGATGACGTGATCGCCGCCGACGAGCTGGACGCCGGGAGCCTTGCCGGGAATCTTCGTGGAATTATTCAGACGCCGATCCTCGGGTCGACCGATATCCAAGATCGACTCGAGCGGTTGGAAGAATTGATCGACTCGATTATCGCCGGACTTCCGACAGGCACGAGCAAGATAGACGCGAACCGCGCCATGACCGCCGAGACGGCCATGGATTCCGCACTGGGCGCCGCGTGTCGGGTAGTTACCACGGGCGATCTGTTGACCCGTGGCGAGGCCGTGGAGGCGGCGCAGAAACTGCTTGACCTACTGGACAAAATAACGAAGGCGCTCGACGAGATACAAGAACAGTTTGAAGAGTTGCGCGCCGAGCTCCAGTATTATTCACAGACAGCGACCTATCAATCCGCGCTCGATGCTATTTCCGCCGCCGTTGCGTTCCTCCTGGCGACCGCTTTCAATCTGGCGATTGAGAAAAGATATATTCTCGCCGAGCCGAAAACGCCTTACCAGATCGTGATCGAGGAATTCGGGACCGAAGATCGGATCGATGAATTCATTTCGTGGAACAAACTCTCGGGCGATCAAATCCTGCTACTCCCGGCTGGTTATGAGGTGGTTCTGTACGTCGGAGCCGCCTGATGTCCAAAACTACTAATTACAACTCCAGTGCGACGAACGTAAAAGAGTTTCCGACACCCGGTTACAACTACAAATTAAAACATGAAAAACGTGGGTTGATCGGTATCGCCGAGCGCGCGTATGGAGATCCGAAACGATGGAAGGAAATCTGGGCGGCGAATAAAGATCACGCGCGATGGAGCCGCCCGGATGTTTTCAGCCCAAAGGAATTAAATTCCGATCGTGGCTTCTGGGTTGGCGATATCATTTTCATTCCAGGCGACAAGCTCGTCGAGGAAATTCGGGACGATGTTGTCGAATATATCCTTGGAGATGCAAAGGATAAATTCCGGCTGATTATCAATGAGGAATCGATCGACGAGGTGACGAGCGCGAACGTGGTTCGATCTATCGATACCGCCGCGATCGGCTGGACGGCTGTCGCACCATGGAACCCAGATAACGCGGGGCGAAAATGGTTATATCGTCCGTTCGGGTATCCACCGGCGCGCGCATATCTCGGCGGGAATCTGGTTTGCCGGGGATTGATGTACGTATCAGCACCGAAGATCGAACCGACGAGCCGATACATAGAACTCGGAGGCTGGTCGTTTGTCGCCGACGCGATTGATTCGACTGTATCCGCGCCACTCGAGGCGAATAAAATCACGCTGGAAAAACGAGCCCGGCAACTTCTCGAACCTCTCGGCCTGCGGGTTATCTGGGACGCGGGCGAAGACAAACCGTTTTCAAGGGTGACGGCGGAAAAGACAGACAAGATTTTCGACCATCTTTCCAAGCTGGCGAAACAGAGAGACGTGCTGATAATGAGCACGTCGCAGGGGGATGTGAAGTTTACGAAGATCGACACGTCCGGGCCGGTGGATTTGTTGGCGGAAGGATGGCCGCCGTTCACGAAGATGGAGGCGAAATTCGACGGGCGCGAGCGGTTTAGCTCTTACACTTGTCTGTCATCGACGCCGAAGAAAAACAAGGGCGCGACGGTAAACGATGAGAATATTCCGCGTTCCCGGCGAACCATCATCACGGCGAACGAGGGGAACGAAGAGGACGTACAGACCACCGCCGAGGCCGCCAAGCGCAAGGCGATCGCAGACGCGCTGACAATCCCATTCCCGGTCAACTCATGGTATAATTCAGCGGGCGATCTCTGGGAACCAAACAAGACGGTTACGGTACAGTCGCCTTCGTTGTTTGTGTCCGATGGTTTTGACTTTCTAATTAGGAGCGTGGAATATATGTTTAGCGTGAAGGGATCCTCGGCGATCTTGAACCTGGTTCCCCCGCAAGTATATACGGGAGAATCGATAGAGGACATCTGGTCATGAGCGCGGAAGTAGAATCAGGAACGATCAGGAATACCGCTGTCAAGGTAAATCGAGACGGCGACGATTCCGTGAGAATGCTTGACGTGGAGATGTCGAGCCCGGCGGATATTCAGAGTGTTCAACTGGTATCGATCGGCGGCGAGGATTTCCATCCACTACCCGGCGCGAAAGTCATGGTTGCGCAAGTTGGCGACGCCTGGAAGATGGCGATCGTCCTCGAGGACGGCATAACCCCCACGGCGGCGGCGGGCGAGAAGTTCCTATATTCTCAGGATTCCGGCGGCGCGATTGCGGCGCGGATCAAGTTATTGAATACAGGGATCATGGAGTTGAATGGGGGCGCTGATTTCGCCGTTCGATATAATGCCCTGGAAGCTGCGTTTAATCAGTTAAAAAGTGATTTTGATTCACATACGCATGTAACCACCGCGACAGTCAGCACTGGCCCGGCAGGGGTTTTGGCTATACCGGCGGCCTCCACCGCCGACATGAGCGGCGCGAAAGTCGACACGGTGAAGCTCCCATGACTTACCCCCGCAAACATCGCGGATATCAGTACGAAGGCGAGCCGCGTCTCGTGATGACTCCCGACGGGGTGACAATCGAATTCAAGGGTACGCAACCCGTCATGGATAACGGGCTCGAGAACGCCGCGCTGATCTCGCTATTCACTGATAGGGGATGGTGGGGAAATGCACTGTTAAAATCCGACGAACAGATCGGCAAAACTAATTTTGAAAAAGTAGCGTCGGGAACGATCAATATAGGGATGCTGGCGCAGACGGCGAACGAGGCGAGGCTTGCGCTCAAGTGGATGGTCAGTTTAAAGATCGTTCAGTCGGTGGACGCCCGCGCATACAATCGAAACGGTTTTGGGGTCGATGTGGAAATAATAATCACCGGCCTTGACGGATCGTCGAAGGCGTTCAAGGTTTCCAAATATGGCGCTAATTGGACATCCCAGGTGATCGATCCGGCGCAAGCGAGGTTGACACCATGATCACTGAAAAGAAAATCACCGACCTGGTTACCCAACAAAAAGCCGCGTATGAATCCCGGCTGTCGGTAACTACTCCGAAGAGTCCGAAGGCGTTTACAAACGTCCTGGCGGTCGCTCAGTCTGCAGCGGATAAATCCCTGGAGAAATACGCCACGGAACGATCCCGCGCAAATCTGGCGAGCACGGCAAGCCTTGAAGATCTCAAGGTGATCGGCAAGGAAAACAACGTAATTATCGACCCGGCGATCGCCGCCCAGATAAACGTGACGATGACGGCGGCCGCGCTTGCCACCCTCCCGATCGGGAAACAATGGATCGCCGATTCGACCGGCGCGTATTTCACGACGAACGCAACGTATACAGAATCGGGCGGGAATATCGTTGCGGTTCTCACGGCGGAAGATCGCGGCACGGATGCGAACCTTGATAACGCCGAAACCCTGTCGATCGGATCTCCCGAATTAGGAGTTGGATCGATCGCCACCGTGACATCAACGGCGGTCGAGGGAGAGGACGAGGAAACGATTACGGCATACCGGCGCCGGGTGCTCGCCGAAATCAGGAACAAGGGCGGGGGCGGAAACCTTGCCGACTACCGGGAATGGAGCGAGGAAGTCTCGGGCGTGGCCCGCGCGTATCCGTACTCGGGCAAGCCGATCACCTGGACAGTCACGGCGGATGATATATTTTTCGCGGCCGTTGATAGTTCTATAAATTCCACGGTAACTGATTTCACGGACGAGGATGTTGTCGGCGTGCTTGGCGTCGGGTGCATGATAACGATCTCGGGATCTGCGGCGAATGATGGTCAGTATACGGTTCAATCGAAATCCGCAACCAAGATCGTAGTTGCCGAGACGATTATCGACACCGGGGCAGGCGTGGATATAACCGCCGTCAATACCAGCTTGCCGGGCGATCGCACGGTTTTTGTAGAATCGATTTCAGACGTGGACGGCATACCGACACCGACACTGCTTGCCGCCGTGCGTGCGTCCATCACCGCCGGGACGGACGGCATCAACCGACCACCGCTCGGAGATATTAATTCCGTGCTGTATGTCGAGCCGATCATCCGGACCGCGTTCGATGTCACTGTTTCGAGCGTGACCATGGCCGCATCCCTCCAGGCGCAGTCGACCACGAAGATCGGCGAGGCGCTTGATACATATTTTGCAGCGGTCGAGCCCTATATCGACGGGCTGGATTTCGAGCTGGACAAGAACAACATGATCACCGATCCGGCGGTGTCGACCAAGGTCCAGGATGTTCTCAAGGCGCTTGGCGGATATGCCGACGGGGTGTTTTTTGAGATCGGCGGCGATGTTCTGCCCTCGTATCAACTCGGACAGGGCGAGAGGGCGAAAAAAGGCACGGTAACGATCAATTATGTCTGATGATAATACCATGAAGGCCGCGATCGTTTCCATGCTCCCGAAAGGGGCGGCGTGGGAGATCGCGCCCGACGGCGAGCTGGACCACCTTCTCGACGCCATGGGAGACGGGCTCGAGGAGCGGCGCGCGGATTTGTCGAACGTCGGGAACGTTAGAAACCCATTGACCACCTCGCTATTGAGCGATCTGGAGATCGAGATGGGTATCGTTCCGGAGACGGATATTTCCGAAGCTACCCGGCGCGCGTATCTGAACTCGGTAAAAAACGAAAAACCAAAGACCGGATCGGACGATCATCTAGAAGCCCTCCTGGTGGCCGCTGGGTTCGATGTAATCGTTTTGCGCAATGACCCCCCGGTTGACCCGTCCACGGTCCTCATGAACGTGCCTAACGCGACGTGTGGCGATCCCACGGCGACGTGCGGAGACGCCGACACGACTTGCGGTTATTCCGGGCTCGGTGAATTGCTCGTGAACGGCGACTCTGTAACCGAACAAGAGCCTTTATATACAGCTACTTGCGGCGATTCTATCTCAACTTGCGGGGATGCCGATACCACTTGCGGCACGTTCGACAGCATGCGCCGGGAATATTATAACTATCCCATACCAGAGAACCCGGCGAGGTGGCCGTTTTTCTTCTGGGTTTGTGGGGGTGTCGACGGGCTGGACGATCTGATCGACTGGAATATGGAGATGTCAGGGGAGGCGAATTGGCCTCCTGGCGGCGGCGCGAACGTCCAGAAAGTTATGTCACCCGTAAATTCGGGGATCCGAAGTCTCAAGGTGAGTTCCGGCGGTGCGGATCTGGATTTACAACGCCAACAACCGGCGAACCCGGACGCGGACCTCGACGGATTCTATCGGATGGACGACGTGGTGCGACTGGTCGAGAACCTGGCGTGGTTGA